TCTTTGCAACTTGTCAATTAGCTAGTGCATCAGATAGTATTTCTCAAATATATATGAAAATATGGGAATATTAAAATAAAAAAATAAAAAAATAAAAAATGTTAAATGTTATAAAAATAGAAAATGGTCTTAATTGGAATAATGAAGATAGGTTTTTTACAAATGAATATTATGAATTTGGTTATCAAATTGCGGACGCAATAAATCTAACAATAGAATTAGATAATCAAATTTATGGTATGTGTGTTGAATCGGCAACAATAGATGGTATTAGTTATAATACTTCCAATGATTTTGTTAATGCGATTTTTTAATATTAACAATAATTTGAATATGATTTTTCCTCAACAAATAAGGAACCATATTTTAAATTGATTTCTTTTTTAATTTCGGCTCTTTTATCATTTGTGGTGTATACCGACCTAGCAAGTTCAATAAATTCAGTATCAAATACCTTATCTTGTTCTTTATCACGGATATCATCTTCAATTTTCCAAAGAACTTGATTAACTAATAATAAATTATTAAAATCATCTGATTCAATTTTTAATTGATTAAATACGACATCATATAGATAATCGTATTCTGAAATAATATTAAATAGTTTGGACTCGTCGGCAATATTGTTTTTTTTAATGTTTAGAATTGATAATTTATCAACTATTTCTCCAATTGAAACTTCTATTTTCATTACAATAAATGTTGAATTTGGTTAATTACCATATCTACGGTAATTGATTTATGACATTCAAACTGTCTTTCAGTATCTTTATGTTTTGGACACCAATACCAATCATTTTTATCAAAAGAATGTTCAATGTTAATTTTATTCCAACAACCATGACAAACAGATTTATTTGTGATTCTAATATAATCATCTAAAGATAAATCAAATTCATTCCAATCCTCAGTAAAATTTGAAATCATTACAACTTTCTTACCTAAAGCGTGGGCGATCCAAGACATTCCTGATGAAAGACCAATATAAAATTCTGAATGATTAATAATGTTTGCAGCTTCTAAAAGAGTTTTTCCAATCTGTTTATTAGATTTAGAGGGAACACCATTATAGAATGGTGGAGTACCATACATTTCATATTTTTCCACAGTGACTGGCGTATAACCACGTTTTCTTAATATTGCAGATAATTCATTCCAATTTGTTGAATCACCTTGAGATTTTAAACCATTTGGATGATTCCAATATTTTATTTGACAAGTTGAATGGACACCAAGAGCAACATATTTGTTCTTGATTGGTCTTAATAGTTTGGGTATTGAAACTACAGGACGAATATATGGTGGATTTTCAAACCCTAATTGTTCAGCATATCCACCTTGAATACTTTTATTAAAAACGTAATCTATGGATATTTTTTCATCGTATTCCACAACATCATTTCTACCAACAAATTGGATATTCTCATAACATTCTTTTAATAAAAAAATATAAGGATCATTAATATTAAATATAACATTAATATTATGTTTCTTTTGATACTCAGAAACATATGGTGTACTTGCAATAGTATCACCTATTGAGTTTGATAATAAATGTATACAAACTGTTCTCATATTATAGTAAGTGTTGAATTTGATTAATTACCATATCGGAATTTATTTCTTTTGTACATTCAAACATACGATCCGTATTTTTATGTAGTGGGCACCAATTCCAATCGCCAGCATCAAACCTATCTGAGTTAAAACATCCGTGACAAACACTTTCGTTAATTACCCTATATGTGTCTAATGTTGTTTCCGACCATTTTTCACTAAATCCTGAAATCAAAACGACAGGTAATTTACAAGCCCAAGCTAACCAAGATAAACCAGATCCTAAACCAATAAAGAACTCACAACTTGATAGGTCATCAATTACTTCTTGTAGGTTACCTCCTTTAAAAATGGTTACTCCTTTGGGATAATAGTTATTCATATACCCATCACCTTCTTTAGAATAGACCATACACTCGTATCCCAAATTATTAAGATGGTCTATAACCGATTGCCAAGCATCGGGGTTATTCCAATATTTTGCCTGAGCGGTTGAGTGGAACCCAATACCCACTTTTTTATTTTTAGGTATGTTACCTAATTTTAATAGTGGTCTAACTTCTTCATAATCTAAACCTAAGATATCTGTTGCGGTTTTTTGTAATGGAATTTTTTTAAAATCAAATGGATGTTTGTTATTATCGTAAACACCTTCACTTGTATAAAACCAACCTAATCTGTATAACGATTTTATATTAAGTACAACCGCATCACGAGTAACAAATTCAATTTTGGGATATTGGTCTTTAAACATTGAATTCATAAAACTTGAGACAATAACATGACAGTTGTGTTTTTTTCTAAACTCTTCACAATACGGCATCCAAGCGAGTGTATCACCTAATGAACTTGATTCAAAAACAATAAAAACTCTACTATTTTCTAAATCAAATTCATGTTCAAATGTTAAATCATCAACAAATAATTTTGTTTTCCATTTTGTATAGTAGGTCCTATTTAATTTAGAGTACATACCTGAACTTAATTCAGTGTTATAAACTAAATTTTCCTTATCATCATAAACTTCAACCTTAAATGGGGTTGTAATGTTTGATTGTAATTCAAAAAAATATCCATCAACACTGTGTGAATTAACATTAAAGGTTAATGGTATTTTTTCATCAGTAACATACTTATCACCAAAAGACTCAATATATAATTTTTTATATTCATCACTTGTTGGTGATGACATATTATAATCTTTATTGTTAATTTGTATCTTATTAAACATAATAAGTTTTAGTGTTGTTAATTAATTTACCATTTTCTAAATAGGAATATTCCACATTAACCATCCTACCCTCAATTGGTTCGTGATGATTTTTAATGTGCCACATAGATGGTGATAATTCTAAGTTAATTGGTAATATGTTAATATCCGAAACATTCTCATTTGGAAAAGAAATGTTAACTGATATTTTTTTATCGTGCTCTGATATTGATTTATTCCACACAAATATTTGATGGAAACTATCTAATTTAAGGATTGATATTACCAACGAATTTTCAATATCAAAATATGGTGTGTCCCAATAATTACTTAAACCTGTTTGTGTGACATTTGGAAAATATAAATTTACTGAACTTCTAGTGTTAGAATCAATGTTTTCTCTAATCCAATTTACAGGAATATTATTATAATATTTTTTTTCCCATTCATCTAAATTAGTTCTCACTTTGATTTTAATTTTTCCATCTTTTTCTTTTGATTTAATATAAAAATATTCTTCAGGTGTCCAATTTGGAAATGTTTTTGTATAAAAATCAATTGGAGTCATGGTGTTAAATAACTCATTCCACCATCTAACTTTACCAAAAAAAACATCACCATTTAAGTGATTATCTCCCATATTTGGGTCAACAGGAAAACTACCATCAATATGGTTTAAGTTAATATCGTTAAAATTTTCATCTATCAAATGTAAATCAGAATCTGGTATTATAGTATCATATTGTGTTAACATAAAATGTGTATATGAATTGTTTTTAACAAATTCAAATGCCGTTTTATAAAGATTAGTACAAGCCCAATAATAACTTTTTTCAGTTCCATAGTTTATTGGTATATAAGTAATAATTTTATCATCACCATATGTTAAATGTGATCTATATTTAGTAGTATTTCTAGCTTCAGTTATTTTTTTTATATCTAAAAAATCTGATGCACTATACATTTTATTTTCACCTGTATATATAAAACCACTAACTCTTTCTAATATATCTGATTTTATATCCATATTTGAAAAAAGATATATTGGATAATTTGTTTTTTTTAATTGAGTTATGCAATTAGACAGAAGATTTAATTTTTCTTCAGTGTTTGGGTGTGTTAAAATAATTATACAAGGATTGTAGTTCATAATGTTTTGCAATTTTTAAATAATGAAAAATCTCTTAAGTCTCTATAACCATTATTTTCATCTAAATCAGGATAAGACCATTCTATATTCTGCATTAAATTAAGACCATGAGACGCTTCCTGTGGTGTCATGTACATATTCCACCCAATATGTTTTATATCATCTTCATGATATAATTTTTCTGACCTACCCTCATATCTGGATTCTTTAAACCAATCGGCAGCTTCTTTATTATCTGTTAAAATCATACCGCCCTTACCAATTTTTAAATGTTTTTTAATATGGAATGATAAACACATAAATGTATTTGGTATATACATACCTGATGTGAATCTTTTTGCTGCATCATATATTGGGTATGGGTTTAGTTGATAAACTCCACGCCAATCATTGGTTGATGGGTCAAATATAACATTACCACCTGAGTTTATAATTGATTGTGGTACTGATAAATAAGTTTTTGATGGTATTATAACATCTGTAACTTCCAAATATTTACAACATAAAAATAATGCACTTGTACAAGAATCTACAGATATTGCATAAGGAGCTCCCGTATAATCGGCAACTTCTTCCTCAAACATTTTTACTATTTTGTATGGGTTATGTATTGGTTTACGTTTAATTATTTGTGTCATTTTCTTTAGTTAGTAAAAAATATGTTATTTTATATCCAGCATTTTCAAATGATTTAAGTGATTGATTATTATCAATCTTAATTTTTGCCAATGAATTTGGAAATAGTTTATGAAATTCTTTAATTGATTCTGTACCATATCCTTTGTTTTGAAAATCAGGATGAATACAAATTCTAATATCTTTATCTACATCACCAATATAACCAATTGGTAACGAATCTAATTCAACTACATAATAATTTTTACCATGAATTGACATATATTTTTTTTGTTGTTCATAAGATATATGACCCATTTCAATAAAACCATGGTTTACTAAATCATTATTTCTTAGATTTCTAATGAATTCCCAATAAGATTCATTATCATTTACTTGTATTAGTGTTATTTTTTTCATTATTTTAATCAATTGAAATCCAATCTTTTGGAAATAGATGTTTTATTTTATGAGGATATCCATTAACCCATTTTTCCTGAAGAATGAAATACAATCAGTACCATCCCACCCATTTAATTCATTAAATTTAATTGGGGTTTGTGATATAATTTCCATATTGTTATTTTCAACAAATGACTTAAATAATTCAGGTGACATATTAGCCCTTCCAGCAGAATTTTCAAATGAATTGTCACTTCCTTGATAAATCCATGAATGGTGTATAAAAGCGTGCCCACCTGGTTTTAATACTCGGTAAATTTCTTTTACATACTCTTCACTAACATTAGCGTGCATATGAACAAAGGAATCATAAGAAAAGACTAAATCTTGTGAATTATCTCTAACCCCTGTTAATGATTTTCCATCATTAACCAAATATGCCAAAACATGATTTCCTAATTTTTCTTTTGTTTTTAGAACACAAAGTGGATTCAAATCTATTACAATAAGTTCTCCTGCTAAAATTGATAAGAATTGTGTTATCCTACCAAATCCAGGTGCAATCTCTAATATTTTTTTACCTCTAAATTCTTTTATTGTGTTGAAAATTTCTTTATTCCATAAATTTTCTGTGTTACCAAATGGACCTGACCATTCATGTCCTCCATCTTCCCACATATGTGGTTCATTCCACAATTTTTGTTCTTCTATATTATAAAATTTTTCCATAGTTTGTTTTTTATAAATGTAGCAATATTCGGAGATTTCTAAATCGTTAATACGAAATATTTCATCAACTGCTCTATTAACACCTTCAAACGTATCATAATCATGACCCGCTAAAATACCACCGATTTTAACTTTTGGTAACCAAGCTAAAATATCCGCCTTAACATCTTCATATTCGTGAGACGCATCAATAAAAACAAAATCTAAACTGTTGTCTTTATACAATTTGCTTGCTTCAATAGATGTCATTCTAATTGGATTAATAATATGTTTAACGGGTTCTATATTGGATAGGAAAACATCATACAATTTTTCTTCTGTTATTACATCATATGTTTCATGTTCTATTGAACCTTTCCAAGTATCAACACAATCAAATTTAATTTTCTTATTTGAGTTTATGATTTCTACTGACATAAACGCAGCACTACGACCTTTCCATGACCCCACCTCAACTACGTGAGATCCGTCTTGTGAATTATCAACAATACGTTTGTAGAGTTGAGGGTAAGAAAACCAATCTTCCCCAATGTTCTGATAAAAATGTTCCATATATTATTTTTTTTAATTTAAAACCAAGTGTCTTTTTCTAAGTAATCTAATGATGAATAACCTTCTTTTTGAAAACATAAAGGTTCTTTACTAACTAATACTTTAGATTGTAAATGATAGTTCCATGCTAACCAAAAGTCAGGAGAATGCCAACCAGTTGTTTCTATTTTTTTAAGAATATTTTCTCTTTCTGATTTCATAATCAAATAAGTTGTTCCCATTAAGAAATGAGGCACCTGTAACCAATCTCCATGTTCTTTAGTCATGTTCCACCATTCTCCACCTGTCATATAACAAGGGCCTGCAAAACTTACTATTTTACCGTTAATTCTTTTACATAATGATTGTGATTCTACAACCTTATTATAAAATTCATCGGGACTCAAATTTGTGTATGAATCACCTTCGGCAACTATTAGAACATCAACATCTTCATTAAAGTTTTCATATATACCTTGAGTATGTGCTCTATATGCACCATAATGACCATAAGTTAATACAGGAGGTTCATTTTTAAATTCTTTTGATGTGTTAATAATATGTGGATCCATACAATTCTCAACAGGAAGATCAGTCCTATTAACAACCGAATAACGTTTAATGTATGAAGTAAATTTATGTTTTATACTTTCCCAACACTGAATTGATAAATTCTGTTTATTAACGGTTGATTTCCAATTTGACTCTGGAATATCTTGAGGGTCATTAGGATCTAACAAAAGATGTACAAATTTAATCTTAAGTGGTTTTTCTTTTAACGCATCAAACCCTAATGATATTAAAAGTTGATTGGCGTCTTCTTTAACATTACCAGTTAAAAATATGATGTTGTCCTCATTTTCATATTTTCCTTTATATGTGTGTAAATCAAATATGAATGTCGGTAAACTATATTCTAATGATTCTTTAATTGCTAACGGATTTAATTCCATATTTGAGGTGAATAAATGGACATCGGATGCTTGTAAAAATGTGTCCGTATCATTTCTTTCACCCCAAACAATACAGTTATCAGGTTTTGTTTCCATGATTGGTTCCCAATAATCCGTGAAGTTTGACGCTTGGTTGCCCAAGAAATGAAACTTGATTTTGTAATCTTCTAATAATCTTGCAATCTCAAAAGCATAACCTTGATTCTTACCACTGGTAAACAAACCAATATTTACTACGTGTTTATATTCAGGATCTAAACCTAATGTTAATTGTGATTCATGTTTATTTCGTGTTTTTTTATCAATAGGGTATTCAATTAAATCAATTGGTACACCCAAGTCTTTAAATATTTCAACACTAAAAGGTGATACAAAGATAAACTTATCTGGTATATATTTTTTCCAATCAACTTGTGAATGTGAACTATGTGTTGATTCAAAAATTTTATATGTTCTATTAGGTGAATATAATCTTTTTGTAATGTGTGTTTCCATAAAAGTTTCAGGAAACTCTTCCATCATAATATAGTCGGGGTTATAATCCTCAATTGCATTAAACAAATCATATTCTTTATTCTCAGATAATGATATAAATTTATCCCCAATCATATCAATTACACGATTTCTTTGGACAACATAAGACCATGCAAGCATTTCATATTCTATAACAACAACGTTGTAATGATCTTTCAATAATTCTACTTTTTTTGCCACAATTTGAGGACAACCTCCAGTAGACATATGGGGGGATATTATCATTAATGTTTTCATTTTATTCTATATTTCATATTTGATTTTTCATATATTTCATTGATTAAAGAAATGACATTAATTGATTCTTCCATTTTAAATTCATTTAAATTTTGATAAACAAATGGATGATTAGGACAAGAACCCTCATATGAACCGTAATTATTTGGCTCATTAGATATTTTATATTTTTTTCTAATTTTTTCAAATTCGGTTTGTGAACCATGAGATAGAAAATTTGCAGATTCAACAATATTCATAGCCTTACCGCCAATCTTAACAAATCCGTTTGAACCTAAGATTGATAAAGAACACTCAAGATTTCTTGGTTCTGCGGCAATTGTTATTTCACAAGTTCCACCAAAACTTTCAAAATCAAAAATCGAATAAATGGTATCTTCAATATCTACCGACGTGTGTTTTGTACTGTAAATTTTTGAACTGTGTACTTTTGGTTTACCAAACACATATTGAAGTACATCTAAATAATGTATTCCGACCTCATATAATGTTCCACCACCAATTGATGGTATAGACCTCCATCCTGTAAAGTATTCAATAGGTCTTTGCCATCTTTGAACAAGATTTACAGCTCTAATATCACCCAATAAATTATTGCTCAAAATTTCTTTTAATAATTGAACTGTAGGATTTAGTCTTACTTGTAAAACACAATAAACTTGTTGTTTATGTTTTTTTGAGACTTTAATAATATTTTCAATTTCTTCAACTGAAAATGAAACAGGTTTTTCAACTAAAACATCACAACCATTTTTTAATGAAAAAATTGATTGTTCGTAATGTAATGAATTTGGTGTTGCAATTGTTACAAAATCCACATTTTCAGATGATACCATTTCTTTATAATCAGTATATGGTAACACATTATGTTTTTTTGATAAACTTTCTACCAAGTCTTTTTGAATGTCGCAAAGCGCTGTCAATTCAAAATTAGGGTTTAACTTAATCACTTCTAAATGTCTTGGAAATATGGCACCACACCCAATAATTCCTATTTTATACTTCTTCATTATTTTAATTTTGCTGGATTTCCAAATGCTTTAGAATTGAGTGGTATGTCTTTTGTAACAACGCTGCCAGCCCCAATTAAAGAATTTTCTCCTATTGTTATACCACAAATTATAGTAGAATTGGCGCCAATAGAACATCCTTTTTTGAATAAAGTTTTTTTGAATCTATCTGAGTTTTTCCAATCACCATCTACTTGTGGTATAAAATCGTTAGTAGTAACCGTATTTGGTCCTAAAAATACATTATCTTCTAACGTTACACCTTCGTAAAGTAATGAATGGTTTTGTATTTTACAGTTATTTCCAATAATCACATTTGATCCAATATGGACACCTTCACCTATCACACAGTTTTCGCCTATAATAACATTTTTTGAGACATGAGAGAACGCCCAAATTTTAGTACCATCTCCAATATTATCACTTTCAACTACGGAAGTTTCGTGTATAAAATATTTTTTTTTCATTTTTTCCAAAAAGTTAAAGTTCTTAAATTACCATTACCGTAATATACGGTAAAATGGTTAAATTCTAAATTAGACATTCTATTAATAAAATTAGATTGAAACTCGTCAAACTCATCATATGTTTTGTGAAACTCGGCGGATAAACAACGCAAAGAACTTAAGTTTTTGTCGGTAATTGATGTTAGAACATCAACTTCACCACCTTCAATATCAATTTTCATAAAATCAATTTTACTATTTATACCCTCAAAAATTTCATTAATTCCGATAATAATTACTCTTTCGGAATGTATAATATTTCTACCATCCAACATTAAATCTTGTTCATGACTTGTTCCACCACCAATATGAGTGTAGTCAGTATGAATATTAAATGTAGTAAATCCTTGTTTACCCCCAACTGCGTTTTTATAAACTAAAGTTTTTGGACCTTTGTTTTTAATTAAACAATTAAATGTTGGTGTTACTGGTTCAAAACTTATTACTTTTGATGCTCCACGAGTTTCTGCCCTGTGAGCAAAAACACCAATATTTGCACCTAAATCTAAAACAACATCACCTTCTTGAATGTGACACCCATATCTTTCATAGTCACAACCATTGTCATCAAAACTATAGTGATGGAACATTTCATACCATTGATAGTTATTTGCATCAAATTCACCTTTTAGATACAAGTCCCTTGTAAAATTTTCATTTTCTTTTTTTAAGTCCCTAAGAACTTCAACACCATCAGGATTTAAAGTCCAAAATTTTTTGTTTTCCATTATTTAATTTTTAATTATAAAATGACGTACATATGTCCACCAACTATAGTTAGTGTACCCGCCAATAATTTCTTTATAGAAATTTAATTTATCAGACAATTCAATGTCTTTATGTTCGTTATCCAAATGAAACTTTTGGTTTTGGTAATAAAATAATAATTTATTTTTTGAAATTTTTGGTAAAATATCTTCTAAAGTTTTTCTATTAAAATAATTTAAACATACAATATGAATATCAGAATTTACGTCATTAAAAGAAAGATTTGAATCGGAGTACAATAATTTTAAATTCTCTTTTTGAATGGTGGATAGTTGTCTTGTCCATAATGATACTTTTGTATTTTTTAATTTTCCAATGTCATAAGAACCTAATGAACTGGTTTCTAAATAAACATCATTAAAAGTATTATCCACACCAAAATCCGATATTTTTAACTTATCTAATCCTGTATCAAAATTTGCGTTAAAATTTGAGGGTATATTTTTTGAGTGAGATTCTGAATCACTTCTGTAAATCCAAGTATATAATGGTCTTGGAATGTGCAAATATTTACCAAATGAATTTACCCAAAAAACACGGTAACTATCGTCCGCACATGCGGTTAAATCATTTATAACAAAATCGTAGTTTATATTGTGTTTAAATGCCGCTAATGTACCAAAACAACTATAACTTGTATTGTTTAGATAATCACATGTAGGGTGGTACTTATTTATTTTATTTGACATTATATCATCATTTATAATATATGATATTGAATGTAAATTTTTATTTTCTTCATAAATTTTATGAAAATCCGAAGTTATTAAGGTAATATCGCTTTTACCTTGTAACAGCATATTATATACGTTAAAAACTTCAATATCAATAATATCGTCTGAACCAACAACAGCAATCCATTCAAATGTGTTGTCAAAAAATAAATCAGGTCTCCAATACATTTGTTTTTTTTCGGACTGTTCTATGTATTTAATTTTGTGTTTAATTGGACTTATGGAAATCCTATTTAATAAAAGTTCTTTAGTATTATCTGACGAAAAATCGTCAGTTATGTGCCACTCAAAGTTTTCATAATTAATACTTTCAATATTGTCAAATGATTGATTAACAAATTTTTCATTATTATAAAATGATGTGTATAGTCCAAATTTAATCATATTAGTTTTTATTTGGTTTTTATAAAATTTCTTTTAATTTATCAATCACACTGTTAATTTGTGGATGACATTCAAACGTTGGTTTATTTTCCAAACAATTTGGTTGAGGTGGGACCGAATTAATATCACCCCATTCTTTAACATTATAAAACAAGTTTGAATTACAATGTAGATTACAGGTACCTAATAAATAATGGTATTTGTAATCTTGAGTCCCATGTCTGTACGGAGATCTTAACTTTGGATTAATCGCACTACCCAATTGTATAATTTCAACATCCGTAGTTCCCGCCAAATGTAATGGACCTGAATCCATAGTTATTAAACATTTTGCGCCATTAATCACCCACCACATATCGCTCATACTACCCTGATTAGTTAAATCAAGACCGTAATAGTCATCAAACATTGGGCATTCTTTATCCAAAGGTTTATCACTATATGAGTGATGTAATTCTTCTCTATAACCAGCCCCAATTAATACGGTAAAAATTTGATTATCTTTTAACCATTTGATTAAATTAACCCAATTTTTATAATCCCAAGTACGATTTGCCCAATTTGAGGTAATGTGAAGTACTACATACTTTTCAGGTAAATCCAAAGATAGTAATTGTGGATTTGCGTAGTAATCATAACTCATATCCTCAGGTAATAGTTGAAATCCTAAATCCATCGCATGAATTTGTCGGACATCAATATGAGAAAATTTCTTTTCAATCCCATTCCCATCTTTTCTTCCCGCATAAGTAAAACTTTCGTATTTTACAATGTCGGAAATATTTGAGTTGTTAAACTCCTCAAAACTGAGAAGAGATTCCACGTATGGATTATTGTTAAATACATTTTTATTGTGTGTTACAACATTAATTTTTTTCCTATGTGATTTAGACAAATACCTAATAGTTGGTGTTGAAGCTAATGTGTCACCAAAACTAACACTATGGATTAGATAAAATATTTGTTTGTTAATCATTATTTCTTTTTTTATAATATAACATTTTTTTTTAATAAATAAAGTTACCATAATACAATTAACACAAACCCATGAAAATAGATGTATTGATTGGAAAATCTATTGATAAATCATCAAAAAGTATTAGAAATAGTATAGTTAATGGTATTTATTGTTAAACAACAATAATGGCAACATCGAGACCTTTTGCGTATAATACAGGATCACCAATCTCAGGAACAACTCAGGTTGCTAATTTAGCGGTTGGTTACCCAACATCAGGATATACCGGAATGGAGTGGTGGAATGGACCTGATGAAGATTTGGTTTATAATGATATATTTACAGTAATCTAAACTTACCTATTAATTAAATATAAAAATCTATATTTATATTAAAAGAATTTAATGCCAAATCAAATAACATTAACGGTATCAACTGGGACACCACCATATAATATTTTTGTGTGTGATGTAACAAACACGTATTGTTATCCTGCGGCAACTTTTGGTGGAGGAACAATAACCTTTGATTCTCCGGCACCATTAGAATATACAACACCAATATTAATAAGAATAGTTGATTCACTGAATTGTGAAACATTTGAATTGTACCAATGTGTGCCAACTCAAACTCCATCATTAACACCAACATTAACTCCAACCGTAACAGGTCCATGTAGTTGTTGTTGTATTGAGGTTAGTTCTAATAACAGTAGTGGTGGAACATTTACATATACGGATTGTTTTGGAAATGTTTTTAATGATGTTTTTGTTCCACCTTATTCCACAGTTTATTATTGTGGTAGTAATGTTACAAATTTGGTAAATGCCGCACTTAATTATGGATCACCTTGTGTTGAGGGGTCTTGTATTCCACCAACTCCAACTCCAACTCCAACTCCTACCATTCCCCCATTACCATGTATTGCATATAGTTTATTTTTACCTGGCACCGAAGTTGATGACTCATTAGTATCATTTGATCCTTGTTGTGATAATCCACCACCTATTGGGTATATGCCTTATTCTCCGTTTCTTTTGGAAAGAGGTGAACCAGATACTTTTATTTGTTCAACAACATACCCAATTGTTATTACTGGTCCAAATCCTATTATTACTGTAATTGGAACATGCCCATGTCCAACACCAACACCAACGCCAACGTTAACACAAACACTAACTCCAACACAAACATTAACTCCAACATTAACTCCAACACAAACATTAACACAAACATTAACACCAACACAAACGGTTACACCAACACAAACGGTTACACCAACACAAACGGTTACCCAAACATTAACACGAACACCTACATTAACACCAACACCAACATATCCTGGAATTTGTCCTGATCCTTTTATATCCGTATGGACCACAACATCTCCAAGTGAAACAATTAATTTACCTTATAGCCCGTCAGGAGTTTACGATGGAACTATTGATTGGGGTGATGGTTCTCCTACGAGTATAAATAGTTACGCAAATAGATCACATACCTACGCAAGTGTAGGAACATATACAATAACAATAAATGGGGAAATAACAAATTTTAATTTTGGCGTTAATGACCCAACTAATGTAACTAATCTAATAAGTGTTACACAATGGGGAAGTTGTTTTAATATTGTAAGTGGTTTTAGGGCTTTTGAAAATTGTAGTTCTCTTACATTAACTAGTGTTACTGATATATTAGATTTGACTAATGTATTAACTACCGAAAATATGTTTGCTGGTTGTACTCAATTAACAACGGTAAATAATATGGATTCATGGGATGTATCAAGTGTTACAAATATGGGTGGTATGTTTGCGGATTGTCATCTATTTGATCAATATATTAATTCATGGGTAGTATCAGGTGTTACAAATATGGGTGGTATGTTTGCGGAATGTTACGTATTTAATCAACCACTTAATTTGTGGGATGTATCAAATGTTACAAATATGGGTTTTATGTTTCGTCAATGTTATTTATTTGATCAAAATATTGATTCATGGATTGTATCAAGTGTTACAAATATGGGTAGTATGTTTCGTCAATGTACTGTATTTGATTCACCACTTAATTCATGGATAGTATCAGGTGTTACAAATATGAGTGATATGTTTCGTAGTTGTACCAATTTTGATCAACCACTTAATTCATGGGATGTATCAAGTGTTTTAGATATGAGTGGTATGTTTAATTTTTGTACCAATTTTAATCAAAATATTGATTCATGGATTGTATCAAGTGTTTTAGATATGAGTTTTATGTTTAGTTTTTGTACCAATTTTGATCAACCACTTAATTCATGGGTTCCATCAAGTGTTACAAATATGCAGTCTATGTTTAATTTTTGTACCAATTTTGATCAAAATATTGATTCATGGATTGTATCGGCAGTTCTAAATATGTCGGGTATGTTTAGTAGTTGTATTAATTTTAACCAACCACTTAATTCATGGGATGTATCACTTGTTCAAACTATGGGTGGTATGTTTGGTAATTGTACCCTATTTGATCAACCACTTAATTCATGGATTGTATCAAGTGTTCTAAATATGGGTTCTATGTTTAGTGGTTGCGTTAATTTTGATCAAAATATTGATTCATGGGATGTATCACTTGTTGGAGTTATGACGTTTATGTTTAATAATTGTACCCTATTTGATCAACCACTTAATTCATGGGTAGTATCAAATGTTACAAGTATGGCTTATATGTTTAATGGGTGTACTAATTTTAATCAAAATATTGATTCATGGGATGTATCGCTTGTTGGAAATATGCAGTCTATGTTTACTAGTTGTACTAATTTTGATCAACCACTTAATTCGTGGACTCCATTAGTTGTTCTAAATATGAGTAGTATGTTTTATCAATGTACTAATTTTAATCAAGATATTAGTTCATGGAATGTATCAAGTGTTACAAATATGAATTCTATGTTTCGTGCTTGTCCTAATTTTGATCAAGATATTAGTACATGGTGTGTATCAAGTGTTATAAATATGATTCTTATGTTTAATGGTTGTTCTGTATTTAATCAAGATCTTAGCCCATGGCCTGTATTTCAAATAGGGACAGTTCCATCAGGTTTTGATGGGGGAGCCGTAGCATGGGTTTTACCACAACCTAATTGGGGTTTACCCAATATTCCTTGTTAAAATTAAATTAAGTATTTTCTTTAGTTATTTTTTTAATATTTTTTTAATAAAAATCTATGAAAATATTTGTTCAAATTGCATCTTATAGAGATCCCCAATTAATCCCAACAATTAAAGATATGTTGGAAAAGGCAAAAAAACCAAAAAACATTAGACTTGGTATCGCAAGACAATTTCACCCTGAAGACGGTTTTGATGATCTTTCAGAATATGAAAATGACAACAGATTTAGAATTTTAAATATACCTTACACCGATTCAACAGGAGTTTGTTGGGCAAGAAACTTGACACAACAATTATATGAAGGTGAAGAATATACATTACAATTAGATTCTCACATGAGATTTGAACAGGATTGGGATGACACCTTAATCAAAATGATTAAACAATTACAAAAGAAAGGATATAAGAAACCTTTGTTGACAGGATATGTTTCTTCATTTGATCCTGATAATGACCCACAAGGAAGAGTTAAAGAGCCATGGAGAATGGCATTTGACAGATTCACACCTGAAGGTTGTGTTTTCTTTTTACCTGAAACAATACCAGGTTGGGACAAATTAAAGTCTCCAATCCCCTCAAGATTTTATTCGGCACATTTCTGTTTTACTTTAGGTCAATTTTCAACTGAAGTACAACATGATCCTGAGTTTTATTTTCACGGGGAAGAAATTTCAATTGCGGTAAGAGCATATACTCACGGATATGATTTATTCCACCCACATAAAACGGTTATTTGGCATGAGTATACTCGTAAGGGTAGAACAAAACAATGGGATGATGATAAAGAATGGGGTAAACGAAATGAAAGATGTCACCAAAAAAATAGACAATTATTAGGTGTTGATGGTGAAACTCCCGATAGTGATTTTGGAATTTACGGTTTAGGTACTGAAAGAACGATACAAGATTATGAAAAATATTCTGGTCTATTATTCTCAAAAAGAGCGGTACAACAATATACATTAGACAAACAATACCCACCAACCCCTTACACATATAATTCAGAAGAAGAATGGAAAGAATCTTTCTCTTCAATATTTAAACATTGTATTGATGTTAATTATGGTAGCGTACCTGAAACAGATTATGATTTTTGGGTGGTAGCGTTCCATAACTCAAAGGACGAAACGTTATATAGATTAGATGCCGATATTAATGAAATCAACAGAATGAAAAACGATCCTGATGGTTATTGTAAAGTATGGAGAGAATTTAATGCAACAGATAAACCAACCTATTGGGTTGTATGGCCTCACTCCGTATCAAAAGGGTGGTGCGATAGATTAACGGGTAATTTATAAAATATGAAGATACTTTTTTTAGGTTTTACAAGTAAAAATTATAATGGACACGGTATTAGAATAGATAGGGCTGACTTAACAAGAAAAATGTCTTGTCTGGAAACTTGGGTACCAAGAATAGAAAAACTGGGTCATGAAGTTATTTTTTTTGATGGTAACAATGAAACTCAAAGTTATGATGAAAAAAATAAAATATTACATTTAATTTCTAATGAAAGTTATGACTATCATTCATTAAAAGATGACGGGATTGGTTCATTAATGTATGAAAGATTAAAGGAGGCTGTCGATTGGTGTCTTAAAAATAAAGAATTTGATTATATTTTTAGAACTGATGATGGTTCATATATTAATTCTTTTGTAATTGATAAAATGATTACTGACATTCAAGGATTTGATGTTGTTCATTCTCATGGTGGAGGTGCGGGTGTTTTTATGTCTAAAAAAGTTTGTGAAGATTTGATAAACGATATAAATGAAGAAAATATTTTTATTGAGGATGTTACTCTATGGAAATTTTTTGACAAACATTCATATAAAAGAAAAACATCAAGTTTATTATGTCATCAATATATTGTAAGTGAAGATTATTTTTCAATACATTACACTAATGGTAAACGACAATATTTTGTTGATGATGTTATTTCATATTATTATGACGGTAATCCATTAAAACGAAAAGTAATATTAAATTATCCTTTGGACCACGGCACTCCATTATTAGTGAATACGTGGGATAGTGATTTTATAAGAACCCCAATATATTATTCAATGGATAAAGACATGTTTAATTGGGAACACTATGGGACTGTCGCTAGAAATCATTACGCAGTCACATCTGAATGTCCATTTGCTAAAAATTCAATAAATGAATTAGTGTTTTATAACACTAAATTTGATTTTAATAAAGACCATGAAAAAAACGCTTTTAATAAATACATTGAAAGTGTTAATGATAATGGGATTATTTATTTCTTTTATAAATCTCAAAAAGATATTCAAAAAGAAATTTTTGATAAATTAGAAGTTATTAGTGAAAATAATTATTTAGACATTATTAATGAATATGTTAAAGTAGAAAATGGTGTTTTTATTAAAACAATTAAAAAAACAAATAATAAACAAATATTGCCTAACCCAAATAAAATTAGTATGAACGATAATAAAAAAATAGTGTTGGCTCAGTTTTGGACTGATAATGTATCATATTCTAAATACACAAAGGCAATTAACGAAAGATATTGTAATGAACAAAATTACATATACCATATTGAAAACAATGGGGATAAAATTAGAAATAAAATAGGTAAACGAGCATTTACTTGGTATAAACCATTCCTTCTTTTAGACGTTTTAGAAGAACATAACCCTGATTATGTTTTATTTTTAGATGCCGATGCAATTGTAGTTAATAATGATTATCGTATCGAATCATTTATTAATAGTGATTTTGATATTATTTGTACAGAAGATTATGGACCAAGTTTAATGAATGCCGGTGTGTTATTAATCAAAAACACAGAATGGGTTAAAACTTTCTTAAAAGAATGGTGGGACGTTTGTGATACTTTAGGTGGTGGTCCGGATAATATTAAAGGGTTTTATGAAAATGGGTTATGGCACGACCAAACATGTTTTAGTCATTTGATAAAAACATATCCTAATATTGAAAACCATATAAAAATTATTGATAATAAAGTTTTAAATGGGCGTTATTTTAATGATACACAAAATAAAAACTTTATTTTTCACGCATTTTCATATGGACAATATCCAAATAGAAGTTTAGATAGTGCTTATTATGATTTATTTAAAATTCCAATACCAACAGGTACACAATTATTAGATATTATTCAATACTATCAAACAGACAAACATTCTAGTCATAACTTTTTTAATCTTATTTATAATGATTTATTTAAAGGTATATATTTGGATGTTAAAACTTTTATTGAAATAGGTGTTTATGATTGTGAATCAATTAAATTATGGAGAGATTATTTTATTAATGCGGAAATAATAGGTGTTGAATATAATTTACCGTATAGTTTGGATAAATTAGGTTCAACTAGTCAAGAAAGAATGACATTCATCAATGCCGACCAATCTAAAGAAGAGGATTTAATTAAATTATGTGAAACATATTCTAATGTTGATGTTATTATGGATGATGGTTCTCACTTAATGAGAGACCAACAAATAACATTGGCAAAATTATTTAAAATGTTAAAATCTAATGGTATATATGTCCTTGAAGATTTACACACTAGTATTGAATTAAAAAATAATCCAAATCATTGGACTAATTGGGGTGATATTAATAAAACATTAACTTTAGATATGTTAAAAGATTATCAAAAAACAGGTAAAATTGTGTCTGATTATATGACACAAGATGAAATGGATTATTTAAATGAAAATATTAAAAGTGTTGAAATTTATCAAACTAGTCCTGATTGGAGTGTTACTAGTGTAATAATAAAAAAATAATAAAAAAATATGATAAGTGTTGTTTACCATTGTTATCTAGTTGGTAACTGGAAAGAAATTGTTAATGAGCAATTAAATAGATTAAAATCTTCGGGGCTTTATGATTCTGCGGATATAATAGAAGTTACGGTTAATTTAGATAAGACAGATAAATCTGAATTTGAAAATGTGGTATCAAATTATACAAAATTAAATGTTGAATATTTTACAGACAATACCGCAGAATATCCGGGAATTAAAAAAGTTAGAGAATTAGCGTTAAGTAACGATACTAAAATATTTTATTTTCACACAAAAGGTGTTAGTAACAATTACAATAACTATAATGATAAAACAATATCTCAAGAAAAAATTGAAAACATCCAACAATGGAAAGAATGTTTAGAATATTTTTTAATTGATAAATGGGAAGAATCTATTGAATTATTAGATTCTTATGATAATGTTGGTGTCACATGTAATGGTGGTTGGTATTGGGGTAATTTTTGGTGGTCACAATCAAGCCATATTAAAAAAACCTCTGAAGTAGGTTTGTGGGGCAGATGGGATTATGAAGCTTGGTTAAATAGAGATACTCCAGAATCCAAAAATTATGAATTCCACCATTTTTCATATAACCCTTATGTTACTAAATTAGATAAAGATTGGTATACATCAAAATCTGAATATGTTGGTGATAAAATTACGGTAACTAACGCTTTTTATGGTACACCCCCATTTCAAATAGATGAAGGGTATTCTGGTATGGAACTTAATGTAGGTAATGATGTTACTGATATTGTAAAAGAATTGTTAAAAATTGAAAATAATCTTCAATTTAATTTTAACATAAACAATGAGAGTATGGGCGGAGACCCTGCATTTGGTTCTCGAAAATTTTTAATTATTGAATTTTCACCAGAATCTAATTTAAATAAAAAATATAAAATGGGTCTTCATGAAGGTCAAACATTTAATTTTAAATTTTAATAAATGAATAAAAATATAACATTAGTTACTGGCCTTTGGGATATGGGTAGAGGAAACCTTGAGGGGTGGGCAAAAAGAGATTTTGAATATTATAAAAATAGATTCTTTGAATTTTTAGAAACGGATGTTCAGATGTGCATTTGGATACCTAAAGATTTAGAGGAAGATGTATTAAGAATACGTGGTGATAAACCGACAAAAATATTCATTAAAAACTTGGAGGATTTTAAAACTTGGAACCCATTCTTTAATAAGATCCAAGAAATACGTAATACAGATAGTTGGAAAAATTTTGCGGGTTGGTTAAGAGAATCCCCACAAGCAACATTAGAATATTATAATCCAATGATGTTTACAAAAATGTTTATGTTAAATGATTCGGCGATTATAAATCCATTTAATTCTGATTATCTTTTTTGGATTGATGGTGGTTTAACAAATACGGTTAGTACAGGATATTTTATTAATGATAAAGTTTTAGATAATTTAGAAAATTATATGTCATCATTAGATAAAGAATATGTTCATATAACATATCCTTATGAGGCTAACGATGAGATACATGGGTTTGAAAGAAAACAAATGGCAAAGTATTGTAATACTGATTATGTTAATTATGTTGCAAGAGGTGGTTTCTTTGGTGGTCATAAAAATACAATTCATAATATGAATACATTATATTATGGGGTAATGGAATCCACATTAAAAGATAATTTAATGGGGGCAGACGAATGTTTATTTACAATATTATGCCACAAATATCCTGAATTAATACACAGATTTGAAATTGAAGGTAATGGATTGGTATGGCCATTTTTTGAAAATTTAAAAAGTTTTGAAAAACCTATTGATGTTGAAACTAAAATTAAAATTAATGATATTGGTAGTGATATAGGATTATACGTTATTACGTTTAATTCCTCAAAACAATTTGAAACTCTTATTGAGTCAATGTTAGACTACGATCCGTCATTCTTAACTAAAACTAAAAAATATTTACTTAATAACTCAACAGATTTAACGACAACCGAAAGATATGTTCAACTATGTGACCTATATGGGTTTGAACATATTAAAAAAGATAATATTGGTATAACAGGTGGAAGACAATTTATTGCTGAACATTTTAATGAACAAAATAATTTAAGTCATTATTATTTTTTTGAGGACGATATGTTTTTTTATAATGGGGGAGATGTAACTTGTAAAAATGGATTTGTTAGAAAAATAAAAAACATATTTGACAACACATTAAAAATAATAAAAGAAGAGAAATTTGATTTTTTAAAGTTAAACTTTAGTGAATTTTATGGTAGTCATAATAAACAATGGGCTTGGTATAATGTACCACAATCATTTAGAGAATCACATTGGGTAAACAACCCAAGATTGCCCGAACATGGTTTGGATGCTAACTCACCTAATTTAGAATTTAAACACATAAAGTCTTACAATGGAATACCATATGCTACAGGTGAAATTTATTTGTGTAACTGGCCAATAGTCATGTCAAAAGAAGGTAATTATAAATGTTATCTCAAAACAAAATATAGTATGCCTCACGAACAAACTCTTATGTCCCATTGTTATCAAGAAATGGTAAAGGGTAATATAATAGGTTCTGTATTACTTTCAACACCAACCGATCATAATAGATTTGATTTTTATGACGGTAGTTTGAGAAAAGAATGTTAATTGCAATATTTATTGTAAAATCAAATAATGGAATTTTACATTAAGAAAAATGCTACGTTACCCGTTTTAAAGATGCAAGTCGTTAAAGACGGTAGAAGTGATTATAATAAGATGATGGAAATGATTGAGGAATCTTCTATCTTCTTTTCAATGGTAGATACTGAGACGGGGATTCCAAGAATTGTTACTAGACCCGCAGGATTTGTTGAGAAAACTCAAATGGATCCAAATGCTGAATACGAATATTATGTTTATTATCAGTTTACTCCAAACGATACAAGAAAAGTTGGTAGATATGAGGGTCAATTTTTATTAAGAAATTCTGACGGAACATTAATTTTACCAATCAGAGAAAAACTTTATATAAATGTACAAGAAAGTTTCATTGCGGACGATCTTCCGTATGAATCTTGTTATGTTGTTGGTTTCCCTTGTTGTGCTAGTATACCAACAACCACAACAACTACAACAACACCTTGTCCTAGTTGTAGAGCTTGTTGTCCACCGACTCCAACACCTGAACCAATTACAACAACTACAACATATCCATATATAACAACAACTACAACTTTTTTACCACCTGAATAGTTAGATTAAGTCAAAGAATCACAAAATATTTTCAAAAACTTAGTAAATAAAAAAAATAAAATAATTTTTATTATATTATAAACTATTTATTTAATAAAAAACTATGCCTTGTAAGAGTTATAAAATCACATCAACTGCACCTTTTAAAATAATACAGTTTAACCCATGTTGTGGTAATCCTTTTTCACCATTGGTAATTCTTAATCCTCCTGGAATAAGATACATTTGTTCATCTACGACACCATCAGTTCCTACTGGTGTATCTTATACTTTAATGGGAGAATGTTGTATTTCAACACCTACACCTACAAAAACACCAACTCCAACACCAACAAAAACACCAACCCAATGTGCTTGTTTTACTGCAAATAATCCATATAACTTTTCCGTTGGTGTAAAATATACCAATTGTTATAATATTCCTAGTCAAGGAATTATGGTTCCGGCATTCGGAACTGCTCAATTTTGTGCATTATCAATCTCAAGCGATCCTTATGGTATAGCGTCGCCAACAGGTATTTGTTCTAATAATCAAAATTGTAATGTTCCTACACCAACTCCTACACCGACAAAAACAAAAACGCCAACACCTACACCAACAAAACAAATTTGTAAAAATTATAAGATTACAGTAACGTCAGTTTTTGAAATAATACAGTTTACTCCATGTTGTGGTTCTCCTAGTTCACCAATGAGTGTTGGTCAGGGAATAACATACGTTTGTTCACTTACATTCCCATCAGTTCCTACTGGAGTATCTTGTACTTTATTTGGAGATTGTCCAACTTGTCCAACACCAACTCCTACACCTACACCAACAAAAACAAAAACTCCAACACCTACACCTACAAAAACATTAACACCTACACCAACAAAAACAAAAACTCCAACACCTACACCTACAAAAACACCAACACCTACACCTACAAAAACTTTAACTCCTACACCTACAAAAACATTAACTCCTACACCAACACAAACATTAACACCAACACAAACATTAACACCAACATTAACACCAACTCCAACAACAACTCCACCATGTGTACCATTCTCTGGAATAGATTTTACCTCAACATGGGCAACTACTAGTCCAAATGAAACTATCACTTTACCTTATCTTTCTATTGGTACTTACTCAGGAATAATAGACTGGGGTGACGGTAACACAAGTGTTAATAGTTATGTAAATAGAACTCATACATACGCAACTGCGGGAACTTATACGGTAACTATATGTGGAACTATTAATGGTTGGGATTTTACAAGCACTTCAGATGGAAGGTTACAGATTAGATCAGTAGAAAGATGGGGTCAGTTACGAGGAAATGGTAATAATAGACCAGGGTTTTATAATTGTACAAATTTAAATTTAACTTCAGTTGTAGATACTCTAGATTTAACAGGATATATTAGTTTGATACAAATGTTTCAAAGTTGTACTTCTCTTACTTCTATTAATAATATAAATTCTTGGAATACAGGATTAATTACAAATATGCAGCAGATGTTTGCAAGTTGTACGTCATTTAATCAAGCATTAAGTTTTAACACATCATCAGTTCAATATATGAGTGGTATGTTTGCATCGTGTACTGTATTCAATAGTCCATTAACACTCAACACATCATCAGTTACTGATATGCAGGGTATGTTTAAATCAAGTGGATTCAATCAACCACTCATTCAAGGTGTAAATGGATGGGATACTTCATCAGTTACTAATATGGGTGCTATGTTTGCATTCGCTTACCCATTTGATCAAAACATAGGAAGTTGGGATGTGACAAGTGTTACGGAAGATTTTGATACTCCTGGTTCGTTTGGTAATACTTTTATGCAATTAAAAACACCTTTAAATTTCTCCGCAGCTAACTTAGATGCAATATACGCTGGTTGGAGTAGTCAGGTTGTTAATACAGGACTTAAAATATCTTTTGATCCGATTAAATATACAACATTAGGTGGACAAGCAGGAAAAGATATTTTAACAAATACATACGGTTGGATAATAACAGACGGAGGAGTTTAATCCTTGTTAAAAATAATTTGACATACGATTCTTTTTTTCATATATTTATTTGAAGAAGGTAAATTTCGTTACACACGAAAGCCAATGAACCAACTCAAAAAATATTATGATATCACAAGAAGAAATAAAAAGTTTCCTAGAAGGGAACGATCCTGAGGAACATATTGTTTCCGTAGAGTTTGATTACGTATCAGACCACATTTTCAAAATTAAAGAAGTACCTGGTAAAGGTAAAATTATACAACAAGATTCGTTAATAGCGTTTGCTTGGGTTGGTGACCTACGTGGTCTTAACTTTTACGAAGGATCAAAAGCATTGCAAAAACAAGCGATGGGTAAATATGGTATCCTCATAGAAAAACTCCGAACAGATGGTAATGAACGATTAGAAGAAGGATTAACCTTTATGGTTAAATCCATTAAAGGATATCGTTCTTTAACCCAATTCTTCCGTGATGGTGGAATTGACCCTTGGGGTGAAAAGGCAAAAGATAAAATCCTAATGGTTTCTCCTGTGGAACAATACCTCATCTCAAAAGAGAAAAGATTGTTTAAAGGGTTTGATGAATACAATGATATTACTAGATTTGTATTTGACCTTGAGACGACCGCATTAGAACCTAAAGATGGTCGTATCTTTATGATTGGAATGAAAACAAATAAAGGATTCCAAAAAGTTATTGAATGTTCAAATGAAGATGAGGAACGAGCAGGACTTGTGGAGTTCTTTAAAACAATAGACCAACTTAAACCATCAATTATTGCGGGTTATAACTCAGCAAACTTTGACTGGTTTTGGATATTTGAAAGATGTAAGGCACTTCATTTAGATATTAAGAAGATTGCAATATCAATGAATGGTAGAAAGACAATATCACAAAGAGAGTCAATGTTAAAGTTGGCAAATGAGGTTGAAAGGTTTAATCAAGTTCAAATGTGGGGATATAATGTAATTGATATTATTCACTCAGTTCGTAGATCACAAGCAATCAACTCAAATATCAAAGAGGCAGGGTTGAAATATATTACCAAGTTTATTGATGCCGAAGCAAAAGATCGTATCTATATTGACCACACAAGTATTGGTCCAATGTATGCAGAAAAAGATGAGTATTGGTTAAATACCGAAAATGGTAAATACAAAAAAGTAGGGATTGATTCAAAGGTAGATGATATATGTGTAAGACGAGGAGACGTATACCTTAAAACAACAGGGGACGACATAGTTGAGCGTTATCTTGACGATGACCTTGAGGAAACGTTGATTGTGGATGACGAGTTCAACCAAGCAACGTTTCTATTAGCATCATTGGTTCCAACAACATATGAAAGAGCATCCACAATGGGAACGGCAACATTATGGAAAATGGTAATGTTAGCTTGGTCATACAAATATGGTTTGGCAATACCACAGAAAAAAGAACGAAGAAGTTTTGTTGGTGGTTTATCACGTTTACTTAAAGTAGGTTATTCTAAGGACGTTCTTAAGCTTGACTACTCGTCACTATACCCATCCATTCAGTTAGTTCACGACGTGTTCCCTGAGTGTGATATAACGGGAGCAATGAAGGGGTTATTAACCTACTTCCGTAACTCTCGTATTATGTATAAGAACTTGGCGGCAGAATATAAGACTATTGATAAGAAGAAATCAACATCTTTTGACCGTAAACAATTACCTATTAAGATCTTTATCAATGCGTTCTTCGGATCATTGTCAGCACCACAGGTATTTCCGTGGGGAGATATTGACATGGGTGAACAGATTACTTGTACAGGTAGGCAATACCTACGACAAATGTTAAAGTTCTTTAGTAAACGAGGATATAGCCCTCTTGTGTGTGACACCGATGGTATGAACTTCTCATTACCTGATGGTGGTGTTGATGACAGAGTTTATATAGGTAAAGGAAAAAATTGGTTGGTTAAAGAGGGTAAAGAATATCGTGGTTATGATGCTGATGTTGCAGAGTTTAATGATATCTTTATGAAAGGTGAAATGGGCCTTGATTGCGATGGTACTTGGGATTCTTGTATTAACTTGGCTCGTAAGAACTACGCAACAATGGAACAAAATGGTAAAGTTAAACTAACAGGTAATAGTATTAAGTCCAAGAAGATGCCAAAATACATTGAGAAGTTTTTGGATAAGGGAGTTAAACAATTACTTAGAGGTGAAGGTAAAGAATTTATTGAATGGTATTATGAGTATATCCAAAAGATATTTGACCAAAGAGTTCCATTGGCTGAAATCGCATCCAAATCAAGAGTTAAATTAAGTGTTGAGGATTACATCAAACGTAGTAAACAAACTACTAAAGCGGGTAATCTTAATTCACGAATGGCTCATATGGAACTTCTTATTAGAGATGGGATACAATCAAATCTTGGAGATACAATCCTTTATGTTAACAACGGAACAAAGGCATCTCATGGTGATGTTCAGAAAGTTAATGAAAAAATGACTAAGAAGGAAAAAGATGAATACTTTGAGAAACACGGTAAAATGCCAGTACTTGGTTCACACGTAGAATTAAATTGTTATCGTATTGAACCATCGGATTTAGAAAATAACCCCGAAATGTTAGGGGAATATAATATCCAAAGAGCAATTGCAACTTTTAACAAACGAGTTGAACCTTTGATGATTGTATTTGATGATGAGGTTAGAGATACTTTATTAGTTAAGGATCCTGAAGATAGAAGTTTCTATACATCAGACCAATGTAAATTGATTAATGGTAAACCATTTAGTCCTGGTGACCAAGATGATGTTTACGAAAATTTAATTAAAATGGAACAAGGTGAAGTAGAGTTTTGGGAATCTGTCGGTATTGATCCAAACTATATGTATGGATTGGCCGAAGAAGGTTGGGAAGAGTTCGTGTGATGAGGTGTTTATGACATCTTCAACCCGTCTGAAGATAGGATATACCAGTTACCCTGAACAAATTGAAATTGGACACAAGCCCCTTTTTCTAATAATAGTTCATCCCACTCCTCATCAATTTTTCCTGTGTTAGGTTTAACTAAAACACTAACCAATGATTTTATAATAACACGATTGGTGGTTTCAGAGTTTAATAAAATTTCTGATCCACCGATTGTTTTAACAATAATTAAATCCTCACCATTGGTAGTGTAATTTTTTTCAAACAAAATTAAATTATCATATTCAGTTCTGTCTTCTATTACGATATTTTGTTTCATTACTGTTTTTCTTATTGGTATTTCTTTAATTATTGGCATATTAAATAACGTAAATTTGTCTTGGCATTGCCCTAAATTTCATTGCCTTATTTAAGCTTTCAGCAATTAACGCTTCACGTTCCATTACCTTTTCAGGTTTTAATCTTGTTAGACGACCTTCAGCACCAATTAACTCTTCAATTAATTTTGATTTTTCATCTTTTGCCTCAGTTGCTAATGCGGCATAATCCATAGTTAAATCACCATCAGGGGATTTAAGGTTACCACTGAATTTACCTCTTACTCTTGCCAATGTTTCTTTACAATATGCAATAAACCATCTTCTAACCCAAACTTGAGCCGGATTATTAAGATCTAACCAACTAATTTTATCGTAAGGTACGTCAGAAGGTAATTTAATAATATCAGGATTGTTTTTTAAACATTCGTCCCTATCTTCAGGACCAACATCATAATACCAATACCAAACTCTACCTTTCATCATTGTGGAATTACCAAAGTCAAATTTACCACCAGGAGTGTTCATTAAGTGAACTGCTTTCTTACCTCCCGGTAATGCGGTTACCCTATACGTTAAATCTCCCGAAATAATTCTTTTTTGAATGTTGATCTCTTGCATTCTTAATAACATATCAAACGCTGGCATCATAAAATAACTTCCTGCCATGTTACCCATTTGTGCGAATCCACCTGCTCCACCAATACCACCACCAAATTCTCCAAATCCAAATCCTGCCCCAAACATTGAATTATTTAAAGTTGCTGGTGTAAACCATAACAATTCATTAAGTTCTCTGTTTTCAGGGATTTCGTATATTTGTTGGTTATGAACTAATTGTATAAAATCTTTTTTCAATACTGAATCACCACCCGCTTGTAGACCTACAATTTTAGAGTAAGCATAAGTGTATCGTGTTTCGTAATCTAAACTTCTTGTTGTAAACGCTTTTGATAATGATTGGGTGTCCATATTTAAGTTATACAAATTAGTCCACTGAGATTCAGTTAACCAATCTTGGACGTATTGTGAATATTCGTCAATAGAAAATTCAAGAAGAGTGTCCATTTGTTCCTCTTCCAATTCTACACTTCTAAGTGGTGCACCTAAAACGTGTTTCACTTTTTTGTATAGGTCACTTCTTTCTGGTTCGCTAATTATTGACATATGAGTTTTATTTATAAATATCTTATTATTTTGTTCTTAACAAATATAATTCGTTAACAAATTCCCAATTAACGTGATTCCAAAAATTATTTATATATTCGTCACGTTTATTACGATATTTTAGATAGTATGCGTGTTCCCACACATCAAGTCCTAATAGTGGATACCCACCATCTTTAACCACATTCATTAATGGATTATCTTGATTGGATGTAGATATAATTTTTAATCTATTATTCTTAGTTAAAATTAACCAAGCCCATCCTGATCCAAATCTATCTTTAGCAACCTGATTAAATTCGTCTTTTAATTTTTTAATATTTCCGTATTGTTTTGTAATTTTTTCAAATACTTCACCACTTGGTTTTTGTTTGGTTGGACTTAACATTTTCCAAAATAAAGCGTGATTAAAAGCACCACCAGCATTATTTCTAACTTTAGTATCATACTTACTAATGTTTTTGATTATATCTTCTAATTCAACATCTCCTTTTTTATTTGATAAGGCATCATTTAATTTCTTAACATAACCTTTATAATGTTTGTTGTAATGGATATCCATAGTTTCAGGATCTACAAATTGTTTCATTGATGAATATGAATATGGTAATTTTTCAATACCAATTTTTTTCATTTCCATTATAAAATCTTTTTTGATATTTTGTTTTTCTGAAATTAAAATTTGTTCATTAATAAGATTAATTTTATTGTTAATCCCTTTTAATCCTTCAAAAACATATTCATTGAATTGTGGATATTCTTCTTCAAACATTTTAATTAGTCTACCACCATATGCATTTGCCTCATCTTCATTCTGACCACCTATGTTTGGACCTTGTTCTCTTTTAAGGACATTTCTTTGGTAGGCGTGAACCCACTCATGAGCTAATGTTCTCATTATATCACGATTTAATCTACCATCAGTTAATACTTTAATGCCATCTGTTGGGTGTTGACTACCTGTAGACATTCCACCTGTTTTTTTACCCACAAATTGAATAGTGATATCATCCTTTAATTGATAATTCTTTTGTAAGAATTTAATAAAGGTGTGAATTAACTCGTTATACTTTGAATCAAGACCTGAATTTATACGTTTGATGTTTACTTTCATTAATGATAAATATTATCAATAACAAAAAGATTTATCTTCTCTTGTTAATTAAACCAAGAATTTCCTCAACAACATCACCAACGTTTTCAGGTTGTTGATCACCCATAACGGTTCTAATGATTTCTTTTTTACGATTTAGTATGTCATATACCGCACCTTCTATTGTATTTTCATACAATGGGTAATAAACAAGTACATTAGATTTTTGACCATAACGATACGCTCTATCTTCAGCCTGAGCGTGTTCAGCGGGAACAAATGATAGGTCATTCATAATAACAACCTCAGCGGCAGTTAAAGTTAAACCAACACCGGCAGCTTTTAAATTCCCCACAAATACTTTAATCTTATCGTTCTCTTGAAACTCATCAACTGCGTTTTGACGATGAGGTTTGGAACAACTACCATCTAAATAAACTGCTTGTTTACCAAAGTGTTGGTAAATTGTTTGTAATGTATCCGTGAAATTAGTAAAGATTATAACTTTCTTACCTTGTTCAACGATGTTCTCCGCAAATTCAATCGTTTGTTTTGTTTTTTCATTTGCAATAACCTTCCTTACTTTCATCAATTTTGAGAACTGAACGGTAAGAGAGGATGACTCATCCTTTTTGTTATCAAACCAATCATAATACTCACCCATCAGTTCTTCATACTCTTTTGATTTCAAACGAAGATATACAGGAGAAATAATTTTATCGGGAAGATCCAATACATCTTCTTTTAATCTACGAAGTATCTGTTTTGAAGTTCTATCTCTTAACTCTTCCAAATTAGATGCCCCCGTTACGTTCCAAACTTTTCTTCTACCCGCCATAAATTGGTAACCCTGACAATAACGAATAGCGTAAGCCATCCAATTTTGTGCAACAGGTGATTCAATAATATTCAGTAAGTTATAATAGTTCATTGGACGAGAAGTCATTGGAGTTCCCGTTAATAACCAAACTCTTTTAATATCCTTAACAAAATGATTTATGATTTTTGTTCGTTGAGCTTGGGGATTTGAAATCATATGTGCCTCATCTAAAATAACAAGGTCAAAGTTTGATTGATTTAATATTGATCCATTTTTCTTTTTTGGGCCAGTATCGTGGAAATTTTTTAGGATATCATAATTAACGATAACAAAATCAGATTCAGTTGAAAATTTCTTACCTTCTGCAATATAAACAGGTCTATCTGAATAATTTTCAATTTCACGTTGCCAGTTAATCTTTAATGATGCGGGACAAATAATTAATATTTTCTTTGATCCTGTCTCTAAAGCAGCAATGATTGTTGCAGTGGTCTTTCCAAGACCCATATCATCAGCAAGAATGAATCGTCTTGATCCTGCCAACTTCTCTACGGCTTCTTTTTGATGTTCCAATGGAGGTCGGTGATCATATTTAGAATAATCTACCTCAACTTTCTCAACATTGTGAGTTTTAATTAAAGAAGATTTAGGAACCCAAAATTCTGTTAAAGGATCCTTCTCAAAGAACTTACCCCAAATATGATATGATTTTTCTTTCTCAACCAATAATTTCTCAATGTAAATTTTTTCAGGAGTTTCCATCAAATATCTTTCCTCTGCAAACTTTTTAGCAAAATACGTATCAAGATCAACCCACTTACGAGCAACCTTAGGAACCGTATCAAAATAATTTATAATGTAATCCGATTGAGTTCTTGTTGGGTAAAACTTTTTACTAGTTTCTTTTTTTGTTTTTAGATACAATATATGATTGTTGGCACCCGAATACGAGTCCAATAAGGACAAAGCTTTATGCTCTATTAGTGACGGGGCAACTTCCAAAATTTTGTTTTTTATAAAAATAACAATAAAAAAGATATTTATCAATAAATACGACAAAATGGCGAATAGAGTTCCTATAACAAGATTAGGTAAATTTTTTGGTGATAACGATTTTAACCTTGAGGTTGAGATGGGTCAAGAGTGGTTGGTTGGTGATATGAATTTCACTTGTGTACTTTATAGAGTTGATAAAGTAAAAACCAAAATTGATGATGTGTATGGTGAAACGGTTAAGGACGGTGTTAAATTTTTACCACCTGTTGAGTTTAACGCATATATTGGAATTGCCGCACCTGAAAATAAATTCTTGGGTTCCACAAAAATGGATCAACTTGAACCTGGTAATATTACAATGTCGGTTTATTTAAAAACTTTAGAAGATTTAGAAATTGATATTCAGTTTGGTGATTATGTTGGTTATTACGATACGGAAAGTTTTGTGAGGTACTATACTGTTGTTAACGATGGTCGTGTTACTTCAGATATAAAACATACTTATAAAGGATATAAACCTTTTTATAGAACAATAATTGGATCACCTGTCGGACCAAACGAATTTAGAGGATTATGAAAATAATAGCTGATGAAAAAGAAGGGTTGTTAAAAAATAAAATTAACAATTTAATTGGTAAAAAAGTAATGTGTTATTATGACTTACATAGACACACATTTTCGGTGACTTATAATGGACTTGTTATGTTAAAGGCAGACTATTTAAAATTAAATGATGTTGAGTTTAGAGTAAGACAAGGTGGAAAACAAAAAGTAAGAGACAAAAAAAGAAAAAATGTTCATGCATTTGTTATCGGTAATTTAGATGATTATTGTGAATTTCCTTGTGGGAATATTCCTGTACCTGAATCAAATGATGTGGTTACATACAATCCTTACAAATATGATTCTTTTGTTAATAAAATAACGGAAGAACCAATTTATAAGTCAAATGAAATTGAAATGATTAACATTAAAGATAAAATATTTTTAATAAACTAATATGGGGTTACCTAAAAAAATAAAAAAAGACATATCATTAATACCTAAGAAGACACTTCTTCCTAGACGACATGAGATTGCCGATATGATTTCGGAAGATGGTACTTATTTACCTAAAAGTTTATTACACGCTGATTTAGATAGAGGGTTTTTAGATTTTGTTAAAGACGGACTTAAAACCGTAGTTGAAGGAAAAACGGTACCAATGGTGGATGTTTTAATAACAACACAAAATTGGGCTCAATTTGTTGAGACATGGGATTTTGAAAATATTGATAAGAATGTTGAACCGCCATTCATTACGGTGATCAGAACACCTGAAGTTAAATATGGTAATAACCCTGCGGTTATGTATAATATTCCAAACAGAAAATTATATTACTATGCTAAAGTACCAACTTGGGATGGACAACGTCATGGAATGGATATTTACAAGATACCACAACCTGTTCCTGTTGATATAAAATACACCGTTGTAATTGTTTGTAATAGAATGAGGGAGTTAAATAAATTCAATCAAATTGTATTAGAAAAATTTTCATCAAGACAATCATACCAAACTATTAAAGGACATTATATCCCAATTATAAATGATGATGTTATTGATGAATCAATTTTGGATTTGGAAAAGAGAAAAGTATACATTCAAAAATATACTTTTACAATGATGGGATTCTTAATTGATGAAGATCAATTTGAGGTACAACCCGCAGTTACAAGAATATTCCAAATATACGAAACTGAAAGTAAAATTAAAAAAAGAAAACCTAAAAAAGAAGTTCCTATTTCACCCCAAACTGCAACCTTTACATATTCAGATGTTGACACAGAAAAGGAGGAAACTTTTTATTATACCGTGAATATGCGTTTTATGGATAGTAAAAATGTGGATTCATATTCTGTTTTCATTAATGGTGATTACTATGGTGATGATGTATTAGTAATATTAGTTAATAATGGGGATGTAATTAAAATAACAATTATTAAAGATAATCCTTCTGAACAATCTTCAATAGTATTTACTGAAGAGTTACTTTAATCCTCCCCGTATATATCTTTTTTTTCCTTACATTTTTCAAAAATAAGGTTTTCCAAAAACCTATACATTTTAATACCACGTTTATCGCAATACTTCTTTAGGGTCTCGTGTGATTCAACCGAAATCTTCAGGTTTTTTATCTTCTTAGTATCTTTATCCATAGGGCAGAAAAAAGGCAGAATAAAATCTTACCAAAATATAAATACTTTCTAATAAGTAAAGTTTTTCCTCAAATTATCAATATTTATATAATAAATAAAATTAAAACCAAAAATAAACTAAATTATGGCAACTAACGGTAAAGTATTCGTATCACCTGGTGTTTATACTTCTGAAGTGGATTTAAGTTTTGTGGCACAAAGTGTGGGAGTTACCACATTGGGTATTGCAGGTGAAACTTTAAAAGGTCCAGCTTTTGAACCGATATTCATCAAAAACTATGAGGAATTTCAAACTTACTTCGGAGGAACATCCGCAGAAAAATTTATAAACACACAAATTCCTAAGTATGAGGCGGCTTACATAGCAAAATCATATTTACAACAATCTAATCAATTATTCGTAACGAGAGTTTTAGGACTTTCTGGTTATGATGCAGGACCATCTTGGTCTATTATAACTCAAGCAAATGTTGATCCTACTACGATTGACTTTTATTGTGAAGATCCACAAATAGTTGATTGTTTACCTTATTGTGATCCTGCAGATTATAAGGTTACACCTTATGTTGTAGAATTTACGGGGTGTTCAAACTCACAAGGAACAATTAGTTATATAACTGATTTCCCTGCTGAGATTGAAAATATATTAACTGATCAGTTTGAGCAATTCAATGGAGGTGTGTCAACATTAGAAACAGAAATCAATAATATGGTTTTTGATGTACTTAGTGATGCTGACCCAATTAGCGCCCAAACTAATACAATAGCTTATTTCGGAACAATTTATGGTCCTACTTATGATATATTATCACCTGAATTCACAAATGAAACTAATGTTTATGGTGTTCCTTCAGTATCAAGTACTGAAACTAATTATGAATCACCATTTAACGATCCTTGGTATTATTCATTATTTACAAATAATGGTAATAATAGTTATTCAGGATTCTCATTCTTTGCTTATGTTGATAGTTTAACTCTAATACCGGTAACAAATACAACAACAGCATTTCCATTTACACCGACACCAACACCGTCGGCAGTTAATCCATGTGCTACGGCAACGCCAGTATCATCACCAACACCTACACCAACTGCAGTTAATGTTAATTGTTATACAGGTACAATTAATGGGTTGATTTATGAATACACAGGTACATCATATGTTAACTTTGATAATTTAGTTGTTGGTACATTAAGATCAAGAGGTATCGCAACATACGAAGATTCAACAAACCCTGTGTTTGAAGTAACAAATATTAATAATGTAAATTTAAATATGTCAGGACAATATTCAGGTGTTCTTAAAAACCCATATTTACCATTCGTTGTTAATGTAACAAATGATGACGGAACTGCATTCTCTTTTGAGACATCATTCTCAACTTCAGATTCTCAGTACATTTCTAAAGTATTTGGATCAACTAACTTCCAAAAACCAAGAAAGAATGTTCCTTTATTCTTAGAGGAAAGATTCCAAGCTTTATTAAATTATGGATGGAACAAAGGATTCATTAGAGGTTTGAGTTCAAACTTAATTGAATTAGATTCCGCACAAAGTGGACAACAAGATAGTATTGGATGGTACTTAGATAGATACCAATCACCAAGCACCCCTTGGATTGTATCTGAATTAAGAGGTACCAAAGTATTTAACTTGTTCAAGTTCTACTCAATTTCTGATGGTAACTCAGCAAACTCTGAAATTAAAGTTTCAATTATCAATATGTCATTCTCCAATGGAACGTTTGATGTAATTGTAAGAGATTTCTACGATTCAGATGCTAACCCTACAGTTTTAGAGAAATTTACAAATTGTAGTATGGATTTAAATCAAAATAATTTCATCGGTAAAAAAATAGGTTCATTAGACGGAGAATATGCGTTGAACTCTAAATTTATAATGGTTGAAATGAATGAGGATGCACCTGTTGATTCATTACCTTGTGGTTTTGATGGTTATACATTCAGAGAATATGCTGATGTAACACCTCCATTCCCTGTTTATAAAACTAAATATGATTTCCCTGGTGAAATTATTTATAATCCACCTTTTGGTTTTACAAGTGGTAACGATGATGCAATCAGATCAAATGGAGATAACGTTAGAAGAACTTATTTAGGTTTCTCTAATAACATCGGATTTGATACAGACTTTTTCCAATACAAAGGAAAAAGAGCTCCAATTGATTTATGTAATGTTGATGGAGTTGAGTGGTCATACCAAACAAAAGGATTCCACATGGATAAAGATGCTAGTGTTATTGTGATAGGACCAGCGTTTACAACAAGTGGAACACCTAAATACTATGTTGGTGATGCAACATTCCAACAAGAACCTACAAACGAAACAAGTCCATACTACAGAATTTATTCAAGAAAATTCACAACAATGTTCTATGGTGGTTTTGACGGATGGGATATCTATAGAGAATACAGAACAAACGGAGACAGATATGTACTTGGTAGAAATGGATTCTTAAACGGAGCTTGTCCTTCAGCAAGATATCCATTAGCAACAGGATGGGGAGCATTTAAACAAATCTCAATCGGTGATGGAACACAAAGTTTTGCAAATACTGACTACTACGCTTACTTATTAGGAATCCAAACATTCTCTAATCCTGAGGCGGTTAACATCAATGTGTTTGTATCTCCAGGTATTGATTATGTAAACAATAGTGACTTAGTTGAGGCTACAATTGATATGATTGAAAACGACAGAGCTGACTCATTGTATATTGCAACAACACCTGACTACAATATGTTCTTACCAACAACTACAGGTGGTGATGGATTAATTTACCCACAAGAAGCGGTTGACAACTTAGAACAAACAGGAATTGACTCTAACTACACAGCTACTTATTACCCTTGGGTATTAACTCGTGATAGTGTGAACAATACTCAAATCTATATCCCAGCAACGGCTGAGGTAACAAGAAACTTGGCATTAACCGACAACATTGCATTCCCTTGGTTCGCAGCGGCAGGTTACACAAGAGGTATTGTAAACTCAATTAAAGCACGTAAGAAGTTGACTCAAGAAGATAGAGATACTCTTTATCAAGGAAGAATCAACCCAATTGCAACCTTCTCTGATGTTGGTACCGTAATTTGGGGTAACAAAACTCTTCAAGTTAGAGAATCTGCTCTTGATAGAATTAACGTGAGAAGATTATTATTACAAGCTCGTAAATTGATATCTGCAGTTTCTGTGAGATTGTTGTTTGATCAAAACGACGAACAAGTAAGACAAGACTTCTTAAATGCGGTTAATCCAATCTTAGATGCAATCAGAAGAGATAGAGGTTTATATGACTTTAGAGTTACGGTTTCAAGTGACAGTGAAGACTTAGATAGAAATCAATTGGTAGGTAAAATATATATCAAACCAACTCGTTCTTTAGAGTTCATAGATATAACATTCTACATCACTCCAACAGGAGCATCGTTTGACAATATCTAATCAAACAAATAATTTAAAGGAAAAGGGGAATTCGTTCCCCTTTTTTTATTTTACTAATATTTATTAAGGTATGAAAGATTACCATAAAGTTATTGTTAAAGAAATTATCAACGAAATTATTCAGGAAAAACAAACACCCGTAATGAAATATTACGCTTTTGACTGGGATGATAATCTTATGTTTATGCCAACAAAAATACATCTTAAAGATGATAAAGGTAAAAGTGTTGGAATGTCAACTGAAGATTTTGCGGAATATAGAACTGATATTGGTGAAAAACCTTTTGAATATAAGGGACACACCATAGTATCTTTTGATGAAGAACCTTTCAGAGATTTCAGGGTATCAGGAGACAAACAATTTATAACGGATGCAATGTCAGCACCAACAGGACCGGCATGGGATGATTTTGTGGAGGCAATTAATAATGGTTCAATATTTGCTATTGTTACTGCAAGAGGACACACACCTTCTATATTAAAAGAGGGGGTTTATAGATTAATTAAACAGAATAAACATGGTTTGGATTCAAATCAGTTGGCAAAAAATCTTTTAAAGTATAGAGATTTAGCGGATGAAGATAAATTATCTAAAGATCAACTAATACGATCTTACTTAGATATGTGTCGTTTTCACCCTGTGTCTTTCGGAGATGGTTCTGCAACTAATCCCGAACAAGGAAAAATAGATGCAATGGAAGAATTTGTGGGTTATGTAAAAAACTTATCACATTCATTACAACAAAAGGCATTTATGAAGAACAAGATTAGTAACTACTTTACACCATTTATTGGTTTTTCAGATGACGATGTAAGAAATGTAGAAACTATGAAGAAACATTTTGATAAAAAAGAAGATAATATATTAAAGACTTATTTAACTGCAGGAGGACAAAAGAAATTATATTAACTAGTTTGTCTGGTATAGTATAAGAATATGTTCAAAAAAAATGTAAGTAAATAGAAAAAATTCATTATCGTGATATTTATAATAAAAAACTAAAATAAACTAAAAACTAAAATAAAAAATTATGGCTGATTTGTTAATGAAAATGCCAATTCCTTACGAACCAAAAAGAGACAATCGTTGGATTTTAAGGTTTCCATCATCACTTGGAATTAATGAGTGGTATGTGGAGAGTACTTCGAGACCTAAATTAAAAATCGCTTCAGTTGCGATACCTTTCTTAAATACTGAAACATATGTTGCTGGTAGGTTTAACTGGGAAGAAATTTCAGTTAAGTTTAGAGATCCAATCGGACCTTCAGCGTCTCAAGCGGTTATGGAATGGATTCGTCTATGTGCGGAGTCTGTAACGGGTCGTATGGGTTATGCTGCAGGATACAAGAAAAATGTTGATTTGGAAATGTTAGACCCAACAGGAGTTGTTGTTGAGAAATGGATTTTAGAAGGGGCTTGGTTAACAGGATATGATGGTGGTACGTTAGATTATTCAAGTGATAAGATTGTTGGAATCACTTCAAGTATTCGTATGGATCGTTGTATATTAGTATACTAAAAAAATTTACTTTTAATATTAACCGTGTACATTTATGATGTATACGGTTTTTTGTGCAATAATAAATTAAAAAAATATAAAAAAAAATGGATCAAGACACGGCCGCTAATGGGCAAATGGATTTTAACTTACCACATGACGTGGTAACACTACCTTCAGGTGGTTTATTCTACAAATCAAAAAAGAAAAGCGTTAAGGTTGGTTACTTAACCGCAAGTGATGAAAATATTTTAGTTAATATTGAATCAAGAAAATCTATTAATGAAGGTGTTGTTTTACCCTTATTAAGAAATAAACTTTATGAAAAAGACTTAAGACCTGAAGAATTAATGGAAAGTGATATTGAAGCAATCCTTTTATTTTTACGTAATACATCTTTTGGTCCTGAATATAGAATCACAACTGTTGACCCATCAAACGGTCAAACATTTGAAGCATCTATTATGTTGGATGAGTTAAATTTGACAAGACCAAAAGTACAACCTGATGAAGATGGTACATTTACGGTTAAATTACCAAAATCAAACGCGGATGTTAAACTTAAAATGTTAAGTTTATATGACACCATTGAAATTGCTAAAATAATTGACTCATACCCTGTAGGGTATACCGCACCTACGATAACAACAAGATTAAATAAAACTATTTTGGAATTAAATGGTAATCCAGATAGAAATGAAATAAGCGTATTTTGTCAAAATATGCCAATTGGTGATTCTAAGTTCATAAGAAATTTCCTAAAAGAAAACGAACCGAGATTGGATTTAAGGAAAACAGTTTACGCCCCATCAGGAGAAAAAGTCGATGTCATCATCAACTTTGGGGTGGAGTTTTTTCGGCCTTTCTTCTAATCACTCAAAATTTTTATTAGACGAATTTTATTATTTGGCAAAATTCTTGAGGATATCGTATAACGATTTCTTAAAACTTCCAACCTACATTAGAAGATATCTCTTAGATAAGATAGTTGAGGAAAATACGCCCAAAACTTAATACTTAAATATTTATTGTAAAAATTAATTATGCCTAGAACATTTGATTTTAAGAATGCAACCAACGAACAGATAGATGCGTATCTTCAAAAACTTGTTGATGCCGGTTATAACGAAGGTAAATCTGATGGTGAATCGGTTAAAGAAGAAAGAGAATATTTGAAGAGCCGAGGTGATACTGAAAACACAAACACACAATATATAACTGATCTTTTTGAAGGTGAAAAGGTAACAAAAGGACTAGAATCTGCTATCGCAGATTATAAGTCCGCTGCAAATCCAGAAAATTTTAAAGGAGCCGATTATTTAAGAGAATCCGCTCAAGAAATGGCAAATTCGTTGGGTCTTGGTAAGGCTAGAATGTCTGAAATGAAAACAACAATTGCCGATGCAATACCTGAAATGCTCAGACTTGGAATTTCAGAAGGAAATGCATTAGATGCTATGACAGAGATACCAAAAACGTTGGGTATTAACACTTCTTTAGGTAAAGAGGCTCTTGTTGAGATGACGGTAGCGGCTCATGTAGCGGGGGTAAATGTAGGTAAATTAGCGACAGACTTTAAGGGTGTTGGTATTTCATTATATGATGTTGGTGATAAAATGGCCGAAGTTGCAAATTACGCTAAAAGTGTTGGTACAAACGTAAAGGCGGTTTCACAAGAGGTTGTTACTAATTTAAAACAATTAAATTTATATAATTTTGACAATGGAGTCAAAGGGTTGGCCAAAATGGCGGCACAAGCGTCTATGTTAGGTATTGACATGGCGACCACATTTGAAATAGCGGAGGACCTTATGTCACCTGAAAAGGCAATTGATTTAGCTGCATCATTACAACGTTTAGGTGTTTCAAGTAGTGCATTATTAGACCCATTAAAAGCTATGGATTTAGCTCAAAATGATCCTGAGGCGTTACAAAAAGAAATAATTAATGTTTCTAAAGAATTTACTAAATTAAAGGCGGATGGTACAGGTTTTGAAATTTTACCTGGCGCAAAACGTAGGTTAAGAGAAGTTGCGGAAGCGATGGGTATGAGTGCATCTGAATTAGCAAATATGTCAATTAAGAGTGCTGATTTGGACATGAAGATGAGTAAAATTAAATTCCCAAGTTTAGCGTCATCTGAAGAGGATAAATTGTTAATTGCTAATATGGCCCAAATGAAAGGTGGTGAGGCTGTACTTCAAATTAAAAATGATAAAACAGGTGAACTGGAGGACATTAATGTTAAAGATTTAACGGCAGATCAAATTACAAAATTAAAAGAACAACAATCAAATGAAAATAAAACAATTGAACAAATTGCTTTAGATCAATTAACTACATTACAACAAATTAATACCTCTTTAAATGCGGGTAAACAGGCGGTAAATCTTGGTAAGGCATCAACACCAACAATGGATAGGTTTTATAATGTTATTAATAACGCCGGAGCAATAGCCGCAACAAATTTAACTAAAGATATTACAACTGAAAATGTTAGGGGAGCGGCAACTGAAGTCCTTACTCCTTTAGAAGAACAAGTAGTTAAATTCTTTCAAGGTAACGCTACTTGGGACTCAGTTACGGCAACTTTAGTTGGAGCTACAGACGCTCTTGTGAAAATTGGTGGTGATCTTACTAAAGGCGGGGCAAATGTTTTACTTAAAACAAGTACGGAGGTAATTAATATGTTTACTAAAGAATATTCTTCAGCTGGAGTAAACCCAACTCAAATAACATTTGATCCAAATAATTCAGTTTTAACATCTCTTACATCATTTATGGATCAACTTACAAAAGGTACACCTGTGGAAACAAAAACACAAGTTAGTGGTGAGGTTAAACATACAGTTGAATTTGGTGGAACTGGAATGAGCGCTCAAGAAGAAGCCGCTTGGAATAAATACATGGACAAGTTTTTACAAGACCCTAATAAGAAAGCAGCATATGAGAAATGGGTATCAAGTTCAAACGAAGGACTTCTTACAAAAAAATAATAGAAAATTCTTAAAATTATGTTTTCTATAAAAAAATTCTCAAGGTATTTATTAATAAAAAAGTATGTCGGATAGTACATTATCGTTTGCGTCCTCGTCAAATTTTAGGGATATATTATTGGCCCGTAATTTACAACCATATTCTGTACCAGGGTCTTATTCTCCTAGTAGTAATAGTGTTAATTACGAGACTAATTTATCTGTTGCAAATGTTATTGACTCACCAAATGGTTTAATTTCTACAAACCAACTTGCAAATAGTTTATATTCACTCAATGAATATGGGCCTGAAGGTGGTTATGATGGAAAATATTCTGTACCTGGAGCACCACTACCTGTGGAATCAAATTCAGGACCATACGCACCTACTGATACAGTATTAGATTTAGTTAATGAGTTTTATATTGATGCGGCATACGTACAAAACATTTATGGACCTGAAGGTGGTTATAAAGATTTAGTTATTATAACCGATGTAGTTGGTAATCCTAAAATGTATACACCATATTGGGATCCCACAACATTTGTAACCTCATCCTATTCTCCATACGAGATAATTTTTAGTGATAATCCAAACGGAAGTAATGGTCCGTTATCTCAAGACACTTATTTGGCAAAAATTGGTGCGGCACAACTTAAAAGTTTATTTGAAGAGAGAATTGCAAGTGAAATATTACAAGCAAGTGTTGGTAGTGTTAATTTGGACTCATTACAAGATCCGTTTAGTGCAAGTATGGTTGCCACAGGTCAACAACCATTCTTTACAAAAAATTGGAGAATTACCGTACCTGAAAACCCAATAACCGCAGCGGTTACATTAGCGAATAGATTAACGGGAACATATTTCCCTGTGTCATTTATTCCTGGTGATTATTTTGATGAATCGTTTATTGATAATCCACAAACTGAATCGGCATTAAATGTTGCAAATAATTTAACGGGCGGATTTTTAGGTCCAATATTAAATAAGTTTAAAAATCCTTCTGAAATATTTGTTGCAAACACAGGTTTTGGACAAAGATCGGTATTATTTTCAAGTTTAGATTATAATAAATATAGACCGGCTTATAGTAGAGGTATCATACAAGGTGCAACAACTGCAATTGATAGATTATTTGATAAAGATAAAGCACAAAGTGGTGGATATTATGTTGGTAGTCCAAATTCCGAACCTTCTCAGATTGACTCTCCCGCAAATCAAGTTCCAATTGGGAAAAATGGTAGACAAGTACAAACTATTGTTTATGGTCCACAAGAACTTGGTATTCTATATGAAGGTAATGAGGCTCAATTACAATTTGGTTTAAAAGGAAAATCATACACCGATGGTGGTGGTATTGATGGACAATTTATTTGGACATCACCAAAATATAAAGACAATGCAGGATTTAAAGTAGGTCCTGGTGGAGCCGTTACAAGATTAGATAATGAATTTGAAACAATTAGAAGTGATTATGGTAGATACCAATCAACGGATATTGATTTCAAAGGTGATTCAATTTTAGATAAGACACAAAGACTTATTAATTCTGCGGATCAAGTACAAGGACAAGCAAGGTTAAAACACGTTGGTAATGCAATTAACCAAGTATCTAAGGTATTCAATGATGGATATAAAGAGATGACAAAGGGTTCTATGGTATTATCTTATACTGATCAAGCCGATGGGT